TATAATAGGATGATCCCAATTTTCAGATAAAATTAAACTTCTAGATTCTAAATACCAACGTTCAGTATAGCATATATTTTCTTTATATAAACGATTTAATAAAGGATTGTTTATCTTCTCTTCATTACACATTGAAAATTCCATTTGCTTATGAGGGCCTTGATAGAACTCAATTGGTTTTATATCTTTAATTAGTTTTAAACTCATCACTCAATATACTCTTTAACGTTTCTTTAAATGCTCTGCTCTTGAACATTTTTCCAGTATTATAATGTAATGGACTAGGCCACTGATTTAAATGTACCCAGCAATAGCCAGCACTTTCGTCATTTAATACAGGATTAAATTCTTCTTCACATAAGACAGCATAACTTACATGCCTAAAGTGTCTATTTCTTGTTGTAAATGTATAGATATGACTAATACCAATAGTATTAGGAACTCCAGGATGCCCAAGTTCTTCGACTAATTCTCGTTTTAGTCCTTCTAAGTCTCCTTCTTGGCCTATAAGTTTTCCACCCCATAAACCCCAACACATACTATGACGTTCTGCTTGACTTCTCAACTGCATCATAGCTCTGTTTGTCTGTCGACATATAATTAATGCTCCTACTGCTCTTAACATAATAAAACTAGTTAACTATCCTCCAATAACCTTGTTCAAATATTCCTTCTATTGCTATTACCCAAGTACTACCATCATAGTACAGTTTTTCGTTTGAGTTTGCATTAGTAGTATACCCTATAGTGTTTACCGCCGTTGAGTCGAAGCTGACTATCCAGTTTGTTCCGTTAAACTCAATAATATCATCTTCGCTTGCTTCTAGTAAACCCCAAGGTCCACTATCAAACGGAATAACATCTTTGACTAGCAAGTAACGTTGCCCTGCTGATTGAGCTGGCAAGTTACCACTTCCTGGCTGAGATTTTTGAGGATTAATAATACCATTAATGCTAGTAATAGTATCAATTGGTAATGTGTCTGTGTTTAATGTAAATCCAATTAGATTTTTATTATTAGCTACAATAGTATCAGCAATTAAAATAACTTCGTCTGCTTCATCTGCAAAAGCAGAGCTTGGGCCAATTCTTAATCTAATTTCTGTAATGCCGGGTTTAAATCCACCATGCTTTTGAAAATGCTTATCCCAGTCTAGCAAATCAGATCCTGATGCTCTGTCAATGTTAGTATTGTCAGGATTTAGTAATTCAATATTATCAGAATTTACTTTAATATGTCTATCTTCAAATGTAATCCATTGTCTTTGTGTATTATTGTTAAAGTTAATATTTAAACTTTCAATACTTACATTATCAATATCATCATATGCAGACTGTAATATGCTATGTATGAGAACCTGTCTTTTAATTTTAGCAGGAGGAGTTAAGTAAATTGGTAATTGATATATTAAACTTGATACATCAATAATATCATCTTGTCCGTTTGGAATCTGTCTTGCAGTCCATGTAGTATTAATTAACTCTACAACTCCTAAACTTGTCCAGTCAAACGGATTATCACTACTCTGTAAGTTAACACTTGGATTGAATAGTAATAATATCTGTTCTAGTAATTGTAATTTCTGTTCTGTATTACTAGTCCATATGTCAACGTTAAGAGTTAAATCATAAGGAATAGGTGAAATTCTTTCTAGTGTATAAGATTCGCCTAACTCGTCTAAGAACGAATTATTACTAGAATCAAATTTCTTTTCTAATACTTGGGCCCTATCAACGTGAGTTGGATTTAGTCTTCTTTCTGGATTAGGTAATAGTTCTGAAATATATACAGATATAAAAGGAACTGTATTAATTTTGTTTTCTGAATTCTCTTTAATAATATGTGATGCCATTCTACTAGTATCACCATACCTAACAGGTACTAAGTGAAAGAAGTCTGCTCCGTTCTCGTCTTTTCCCATTTTAACAGAAAAGCCACCAAATATTCTCATAAACTGAACTAGCCATCTTCTTATCTGTTGATCGTAAAAATATGTTTGTGCCATTAATCATCTGTCCTAGGTTTTTTGAATACTTTAGACAATGTAGACTTTTCAGGTGTAATGCCCTTCTCGTCTACTGGATTGCTAGATCTAGTCACGTTATCGTTGTTAACAAAAGTACTGGTTAACGTTCTAGGTCTCAAATCTCCGCCAAAGCCTGCTTGGTCAATGCTATCAAATACTCTTAACCATTTCTTTCCTAAAAATTGAAACATTCTGTTTGGAACAAAATCGCTTCTAATAAAGAATTCTTGTTGTGAAGGATTAGCTGGAAATGATAGTCCAGATGGAACTAAAGTTTTTTCTGGTAGTCCACCTACTCTAACATCATTAGCTGGTCCGCTATCTGGAATTACTGAAGGTTCTTTTCCTTCTTTATTACCAAAGAATGCTGAATCGTCCCATAAGCCTGAGTTTGGTACCAGCACTTCTGAGGAAGCAATAACTGCTTCTGAGATTTCAACTTCTCTTTGATAAGTGCTTAATGAGTTTTTCAAACTATCCTCATCATCTGGGTCACCAAGTATGCCTCTATATTCTTGTGCATCCATCATTGGCGATGCTTTAATTCTCCATAAATGAGGCCACCATGTTGGACCAAATCCTTCTGCGGCCCTCGATGCATCATTAACAACATAAAATTTATTAATGCTGGTTGCAGTAGCATCTAATAGTAAGTCATCATTTAAGTGAGGTAGCTCTATGACATCACCAGCCATAAGTTTTCTACCTAAAATTGAAGCCATATCGTTTGTATGGAATGTAATAAAAAGTGTATCAGCACTTAAAAATAAACCAAACTGGCTTAAATCAAAATCCGTATCTGCAACATTATAGGTTCCTCTTAATTCATAAATTGTAGTATCATACACACGATCTCTATTTTCTAAGAACAGTAAATCTTGTATATCTAATTCAGATAAGTCACCTTTTGCTTGCAAATTTGGTTGTGCAGGATCGCCTGTTTCTCCTTGTGAAGCAGGACCTAAGTACTTGTGGATATAGATAGAGGTCCCACTTGCATTAACAGATTCTCGTATAATGCGATCTTGAAAGTGATAGTCTTTACCTTTATCGTTATTCCAAAGCTGAATTCTTGGCATAAATGCTCCTTATTTACATTAATTGTATTTAGCTGATGCAGAATTAGGTTGACACCAAGGTAAAAAGAGTATATACTTATTAGTAACAGTTAGAAATTAGGAGAATGTTCATGGCAATGCCAAAAGTTACAAAACGTAAGAAACCTCGTGCCGTAAGGCGTATTAGCGGTGGTGAGCCTAAATTTGAAAACGTCTTAGACTTTACAGGTGCTCAATATAGCAAACAATATCGTATACAATGCGAATATTATCGATTAGACTGCAAAAGCACAGATTATAAAGTCTGGGTTGTTGAATATGCTAAAACACATTCTGAATTTAAAAGTAAAGCAACTATTATTAACAAAGTGCCAGATAGTAGATTTGGTCCTAGCTTAGGTGCTAGTGCAAGATTGCTTGCAAGAGGCTGGCCTGATTCACATGATGCATATAACGAGTATTGGGAAGGCCTAGCAGGTACAATGGGAGAGGTTGCTCCTTTAAGTACATGGCTAGACAAGAATATTGTAGATATTATCGAAGTTGGTGAAGGTATTGTTGAAGAGAAAAAAGTAAAAGATAAAACGAGTGCAGTTCCTAAGCAAACAATACAAGATAGGCTTAAAGAACAACTTGATGATCTGCTAGGTGAGATTGAAGGTGCAGTAGATGACTTTACTGAAGAAGGTAAAGCATTTGATGCATATAAGTTCTTACAGTCAAATAACATAGCGGCAAACTCCGCTCCACAAATTGCTGAATTTTATAAGCCATTAATTGCTGAAATTGAGGAATACTTAAAAGGCGATTGCGATCAGTTAAATGAAGCATATGCTCACTTAGGAAAACGTGATGCTAAAAACTTTATTAAATTCTTGCAGTCTATTGTTGATGGAGCAAATGCATATAAGGCTATGAAGATCTCTACAAGGGCAAAGCCTAAGAGAAAGCCAATCCCAGCAGAACGTATTGTTAGAAAACTAAAGTATCTAAAAACATATAAACTAGGAGCAATAGAATTTCAGAGTGTTGATCCAAGAGACATACTACAATGTTCTGAGCTTTGGGTGTATAATACTAAAACAAGGAAACTTGGTAGGTTCGTTGCCGCTAAACATGGTGATGTAACAGTATCTCATCTAACAGTTAAAAGTACTAGTATTACAGGACACGATACTGAACAGAGTATTAGTAAAACACTTCGTAGGCCAGAAGAGCAACTTGTGGAATGGAAGAAGTGTGGACGTCCAGAATTGCGTAAATTCTTAGGTAAGATTAAAGGAACTGAGGTTAAACTTCGTCCTAGGATCTCAGAAGACACAATATTGCTAAAAATTATAAAGTAGCAACCTGCATAATCTAAGATAACTGCCATAAATAACATGGAGGCTATTTTATGGCAGTTACTACAGAACGCAACAAAGTTATCAAATATATCGAACTATCCCTTGGTGAAGGAATGGTTGATGTTGAATTAGATAAAGAACATTACGATATGGCTATTGATAAAGCCGTTGCAAAATATCGACAACGAAGTAGTAGGGCAGTTGAAGAAAGCTTCTTGGTGCTAAAACTATCGCCACAAGAAAGCACTTACATATTGCCTAATGAAGTTATTGAAGTTAGACAAGTCTATAGAAGAAATGCTGGTGGTATTTCTGCTAGTGCAACTGACTTTGAGCCATTTGAGGCTGGTTACTTAAACATGTATATGCTAAACGCAGGTAGAGGTGGCGGACTTGCAACATTTGAACTTTATATGGGATATAGAGAACAGATGGGTAAGATGTTTGGTGCTTATTTAATTTTTAATTGGAATGAAGTAAACAAGAAATTACATTTACACAGGAAGATTAGAAGTGATGAGGAATGTATACTTCATACATATAATCATAGACCAGATGAAATGTTACTAGCTGACTCACATTCTAGTCCATGGTTAAAAGACTATGCTTTAGCAACTGCAAAAATGTCCTTAGGTCAAGCTCGTAGTAAGTTTGGTTCTTTAGCAGGACCAGGTGGCGGTGTTACATTAAACGGTAACGACTTAATTGCCCAAGCACAAGCCGAATTAGAAAAACTAGAAGGTGAATTAGTTAATTATATTGATGGCGGTACACCTATTAGCTTTATCTTTGGCTAAACAATCCTTTGACAATACAGTTCAACTCTGCTATAATAAATTATTATAGTTAGGATTTATTAGTATGCAATTACCCAAATTATTAGTAGTAGGACACGGACGGCATGGCAAAGATACTGTCTGCGAGTTACTAGCAAAGTATGGATATACTTTTCAGTCTAGCTCAAAGTTCTGCTCTGAACTGTTTATATTCAACGACACTAAAGACAAGTACGGATACAAAGACGAAGAAGAATGTTATGCTGATAGGCATAATCATAGACCTGAATGGTATGATATGATTCATGACTATTGTAAAGACGACCTGGCAAAACTAGGAAGAAACTTATTTGCAAGACATGACATATATTGTGGTTTAAGAAATAAACGTGAGTATTTTGCAATGCAAAATGAAATAATATTTGATCATGCAATATGGGTTGATAGATCCGATCATTTACCTGCAGAAGATTCTAATAGTATGAGCATAGAACAATGGATGTGCGACTTTACTATTGACAACAATGGATCATTAGACAGGTTAGTTAATAACGTTGATATACTTGCACAGAACCGCTTAAACCTAACGTTGTCCTAGAAATCTATAAATTAACCACCTGGATAAATACCCGGTTTTATTGGTGCTTTAGCTAAATACATCTGAGAAGGGCAGACGCCCTGTAAACTAAACTCGGAGAACAAATAACATGGCAACTTTAGTTTCCCCAGGTGTATCGGTTAGCGTCATTGACGAATCCGCTTATGCATCCGCCGGTAATGGAACAGTTCCTGCAATTTTCATTGTTACAAGATCTAACAAGTTAGCACCAGATGGAACTATTGCAGAATACACAAAATCCAAATATGCCGGATTACCTCTTACTATAACTAGTCAGAGAGAATTAGTTCAGTTATATGGAGAACCAGCTTTTACAATAGTAGACGGTACTCCAGTACACGGACATGAATTAAATGAATACGGTCTTTTAGCCGCATATTATTATTTAGGTGTTGCAAACAGAGCAATTATCTGTCGTGCAGATCTAAACGTAGAAGAATTAGAGCCTTTAGACGAAGCTCCAACAGGTGATCCAGTAAATGGCACTTATTGGTTTGATACAGCTTCAACATCCTTTGGAATTTTTGAAGGTAACGGAACTGCATGGATTGCAAAGTCAGTATCACTTTTTGACGGAACACCAACAGGTGGTTCAGATGGTGATTACGCACTTGATATTTCACAAGATCTAAAAGAATTTTACAAAAACGAGTCAGGAACATGGAATAAACTTACAACTGCAACTATTGCAGGTACAGTTAACATTGATCCTCACTATACTTTCCCAACACCAACTAATGGTGATGTATGGTTCAAAACAACTTCACCTAATAACGGTTTTAACCCTGTTATTAAGAAGTACAGTTCAGCAACTAGTTCATTTGCTCAACAGGTTGTAGGCCCTAATCAGCCAGATCAACTCGTTGCATTCGCAGATGACGCCGGTGCTTCTTCAGCATTTGGAACTTCGCTAGATGGTAACGATCTTTATATTAAGATTGCAACCGCAGGTGAAGCAAACTTTGAAGTTCGTAGATATGACGGTTCAAATTTTGCCGCAAACGTACAAGAAGTTAAAGCAACTGCTCCAGTTGGTGCTATTGTAGATGGAACACTATGGTATGATGCAGGTATCATTAATGACATTTATAGAAAAGCAACATCAGGATGGGAGCCAGTAGGTGCTAGTAACATTACAGTTGATACTATTGAACCATCAGGTCCTACAATTAATGATGTTTGGGTTGATACTAATGACTTAGTAAACTATCCAGCAATTAAAGTATATGACGGAGCGGCATTTGTATTACATGATAATGCAGATCAAACTACTCCAAATGGTGTTATATTTGCAGACTTAACTGCTACCTTTCAGGATTCTACCGGTTCAGGTGGAACAGCTACAGCAATGGACGATGAAGCTCCAGAGCCAGCTTTCTTTCCAGAAGGAATTATACTTTTTAACACAGCAGTAAGTTCTGGTAATGTTAAAAAGTGGAATGATACAGCAGGGCATTTCCAAAGTGAATCAGGCAATAGAGACTCCGGTCCTAAAGCAGGATCCATGTATGCATTTGATAAAGCTCAACGTAGAGTTGTTGCTAAAAGATTGCAAGGATTACTTACAGCAGGAGAAGAATTAAGAGAAGAGACACTTGCTTTTAACTTAATTGCAACTCCAGGTTATGCTGAATGTATTGACGAAATGTTAACTCTAAACATTGATCGTAAGGAAACAGCATTTATTATTGCTGATACTCCATTAAAACTTAGCCAAAGAACTTCAGAAGTTAATGCATGGGCACTTGGAACAAATGCTGGTACTAACGGTGAAGACGGATTGACAACAAGAAATGCGTCAATCGGAATTTACTATCCATCATGTCTTTCAACTGACTTGTCCGGAAATGATGTAGCAGTACCTGCTAGTCATGCCGTACTAAGAGCATATGCTTATAATGATGAAGTAGCTTATCCATGGTTTGCTCCAGCTGGTTTAACCAGAGGACAAGCAAGTGGTGTTAGTAACTTTGGTGTTGTTACAGCAGAGAATGAGTTCAAGAATGTTGCATTAAACAATGGTCAACGTGATGCACTTTATACGAAGAATATTAACCCACTAGTAAACTTTCCAGGAACTGGATTGTATCTATGGGGTCAAAAGACACTTCATCCATTTGCATCAGCACTTGATCGTGTAAACGTTGCACGTTTATTAGCGTTCTTACGTGAAAGATTTGACGTTGTTGCTAGACCGTTCATTTTTGAACCAAATGACAAAATTACAAGAGATAGAATCTTATTAGTTTTTAATGCTTTCATGGAAGACATGGTTGCTAAAAGAGCTGTATATGATTTCTTAGTAGTTTGTGATGAAACTAATAACACTAATACAAGAATCGATCGAAACGAATTGTACATTGATATAGCAATTGAGCCAGTTAAAGCGGCTGAATTTATCTATATTCCAATTCGTGTAGTTAACACTGGTGCGATTGCCGGTAGTAATGCATAAATAAACGTAAGGAGATAAGAAAATGGCAGTTTCAGTAAGTAAATTTAATGTACCTGGTACAACAGATGCCGCACTTGTTAGTCCTAAGTTATCTTACAGATTTAGAGTTACTTTTACTCAATTGGGTGAAGGTGATACAGTAAGTTTAACTAGTCAGGTAATAAGTGTTAGTCGTCCTTCCGTTACACATGACGACATTGTTGTTGATGTTTATAACTCAAGGATCTTTATGGCTGGTAAGCACACTTGGGATCCAGTTACATTAACAGTCCGTGACGATGTTACGGGTGCTGTTGGTAACGTATTAGCCCAACAGCTTCAAAAGCAAATGGATCATGGAGGACAAACAGGACAAACAGCAGGCGGTCAGTATAAGTTCACTACAATTATTGAGAACTTAGATGGTAGCGAAGGTGCTGAAGTACTAGATGCGTGGGAGATGGCAGGTTGCTATATCCAAAACATTAACTATGGTGAAAATAATTACGCCACAAGTGATCCATTGCAGATTACTGTAATGATCAAGTTTGATAATGCTAATCATACAATAGCAGGAACAGAAGCCCTAAACGGAGCAGTAGCAGGTAACTCTACTGATAACGCAACGGCATCTAATTAAACTAGTGGTTAATTAAACGTATAAATATAAGTGAGACGGAAACGTTATTGCTTATAAGAATAAAGCAAAAGGGCCGTTAAGGCCCTTTTGTTATGACAAGTGGAGAATACTTTTAAATGCCTTTTAATTCATATGCTTTTGGCCAAATAGGAAACTTAGGCGGAACTGAAACTGTAGCTGATAGATCGCCGTTTGCTAAGTATCAATTCTTAGCAGAGTTTGAACTACAAGATAGAGAAGACACTTCATCTCAATTTACATTAAAGACATTTGAACTTCCTCGTTGGACAGTAGACAGTCAAGTTATTAATCAATATAACCATAAATCTGTTATACAAACAAAGATGAATTTTGAACCTATTACAATTTCTTTTTACGATCAACAAAATGATGCAATAGAGGCATTTATTAGTGATGTAGTAAAAGGACAATTTGATGCAACAGACGGAAGTAAAAATTTAAAACATACACCAATGAATCTTAAAGTACATATGCATAAAACAAGCGGAGGTGCTATAAGAGCTGGTTTAGATGTTCCTGTTGAAGATGCTGATCTTATAGCAAGTAAAACATACGAGTTACATAATGCATATATTGTTGATGCACAACATGATACTTTGGATTATGCAACTAGTGACGTTGTATTATGGACACTTACACTTAGATACGAATTTATGTCATGGTATGCTACTGATGATGCAAACTTTAGCAATCACGACATAGATGAAGATGCTAACTTTATTAGACAGTTTCCAGAAAACAAAGCACCGTCTGCTGTTAACGTACCTAAAAAGAAACCTGACACTCCAGCTAAGAAAGAAGTATCATCTGTTACAGTAGAAACAAAAACAATTTATTCTAGAAAGAAATTAACTGGACAAGAATCACAAGCAATAGTAGCCGCCAAGAAAGCAAAAATTAAAACTAGTCAAGCAGTTAATAAGAAAGACTCTGCTCCTAATGAACCTATTGATGGAATATTATTAGAAAGACTAGATAACTTTAATGGACAGCAAATTCTTAAAGCAGTAAGCAAAAATAGTAAATTATCTTTAAACCCAGCTGAGGCCGCAGACGTTGCTAGGATTGTTAGGATGCAAGACGATAAGTTAGGAGCAGGAGTATTAGAAGCTAAAAGAAACCAACTATCTCCAGCGGCACAGAAAGCACTAACTCAAGTTAATAGAGGTAACAATAGAAATTTAAGAAAGAACATACAGACTAACGATAACATTTTAAGAACAAAAGCATCAGAAGCTAGAAAAGGAATTCTATAAATGTCTAAAGTTATTCCACAGGTACAATTTGATAAAGCAGTACAGCAAGTATTAGGACTTGGACTAGGTAGAGGCCCGGCAGAGAATGTTGTACAAAGTTTATTTACAGCAAGCGAAGAGCTGGGTTTAGATTTTAATAACTTAATTGTACAAGCAACTAAAACAGGAAAATTAGTAGTTACTCAAGAAATTTTAAATAACATAAATGCTAATAGTAATCCTGGTGGCATTACTTATAATATAAAAAAACCTCTTAATATTCCTCCTATTGTATTAAGAGAATTCCGTGTTAACTTTAACACGTTTGCATATGTTACTCAAGCAGGCGACTTACTAACTACACAAGATGAAGAAGAAGGACTCGTAACTGAAGCTGGCACATAATGGCTAACAATTTCAAAAAAGGAACTTATTCAGTTCTTAATCAAAGCAAGTATACAGGCAAAGGAGCTCCTACATATAGAAGTGGCTGGGAGTTAACTTTTATGAGATTCTGTGATAATAATCCAAATATTATATCTTGGGGTAGCGAAGTAGTTCGTATACCTTATAAAAATCCCTTTACTGGAAAAGCAAGTACATATGTTCCAGACTTTTTGATAACTTATCAAGGTAAAGGTGGACAAAGAAAAGCTGAATTAATTGAGGTTAAGCCTAGGGCTCAAGTTACTCTTGAAGTAGCAAGAAGTCAGAAAGAAAAAGCATCTGTAATACTCAATATGGCTAAGTGGGAAGCCGCTAAAGGCTGGTGTAAAAGCATGGGCTGTAGTTTCCGTATCATAACTGAAGAAGACTTATTCAATAAAGCAAGCCCTAACAGGACCCGTCGCAAATAATACTATTTTGGTTCAAAGTGAACACTCTTATGTTATTAACGTCATAAGTATATACATGACTAAGAAATTAGAAGAGGTATTTGGATTTTCTCCCGAAAGTGATGAGATAGACGAGGATACCGACCTAAACAACACAATTGACGCAGAAGTCAATATTGAGCCGACAGTAGCTGACGAGATCAGAACTGCTCAGGCAGTAATAGACATGGCAAGCCGTATAGATACAGCATTGCCAACTGTTACAGATATGACTAGTGCTGAAAGAGAATTAGACAGTCTTGCACAAAAGGCAGAGGATCAAGCTGATAGATTAATGGACTTAGGCTTTAACGTAGATGATAGAAATGCTGGCAAAGTATTTGAAGTAGGAGCCACATTGCTTAAAGTAGCAGTAGATGCCAAAGTATCCAAACTAGAAAAGAAGCTAAAAATGGTTGAGTTACAACTAAGAAAAGCAAAACTAGATCAATCAGATGATAAAGAAGAAAGCAACATTATTGATGCTGAATCTTCTACCTTAACAAACAGAAATGACTTAGTGCAAGCCATCCTAAATCGTGTGGGTCCAAATAAATAACAGCATGAGGAGATATAATTATGCCCACTTTATTAGAATATATTAACCAGTTACAACGGGAACATAAGTACCGTGTAAAAATGGTGTTTTCACCAAGCGAAAAACAGCTTGAGACTTTTGAGAGACATTTAAAAAAATATGATGCCTTAGAAGTTGGAAGACCTGAAAAACTTATGTTGCAAGCATTGCCACCTGATTTTCCAAATTACGGCGGCCATGAAATTGTAGTGATTGACGTTACTACAAGATTACCAATTCAACCTGTAGTGTTAGAAGCTGAACTTAGAGGTATT